CTCTGCTTGTAAGTAGAGCGCAAACGGCTTTGAGTGAGATACGGATAAGCTTTAGGTTTCTTCCCAGGGAGGTAATGCAAATCAGTAAGGGTATGCGTTTTGAACACCACACCTTTAAAATTGGTTTCCTTAATTATTGCCGATACCTTGGTTGCTTTGAAAATCTCTTTAGGAGCGAGCAGCTTTTTAGTGTTCACTTCCAATGAGGGAGTAATGTCTCTGAAAAAGTCTTGTACCTCTTGCCCTATATCCACCGTAGCCACGCCCTCAAAGAAAACATAATCATAGCTTTGGGTAGTGGTAAAGCTACGCTCATAGCCATTGAACTCCATTGTAAGAGCAACCGATACAAATTCACTTTGGGGATCGGTTTGGCGTATATGGGTAAGTTCTTTATCCAGACAGAAATACACCTTTTTGGTAGCGAATGTTATATCCGTTTGTACGGTAATGAGTACCTGCACAATCTGTTCGCTACCCGCTGAAGAAGTTACCTTGAGCCAGCCTTTGTGTTCGCCTACCGTCATCAGTTCGGAAGATTGAGATCGGAATTTTACCACTACTTCCTTTTCGCCATTGCCTTTAATTTCGGTAACCTCCAAGAAATCGGCATTGTTAATGGTAAAAGTGAGGCGGTTAGGGTTTTTAATGGTAAACACACCCTCGGCACGCTCTTTCTTATCGGTTTTCAATAGGTGTTTAAATTCCTTTTTGTCTATATGAAAAGCGGTAGTATCGTTGATAACAGTGAGGTTGATAGTAAAGTAGTGAGAAACTCCAAATGAATCTTTTGTTCTGAAATAACTTTCAAAAGTAAGTGTTTGGGTTTTACTCAAATCAAAATTAAGAGTTTTTATAGTAGGGTTTTCTTTGTAAAACTGGGAGAGAGAGAATACTGCTGTTGCATTGTTTTTTGTTCCTGTTAGGGTTATATCAAATAGACTGCGCCCAATACTATTCCATTCAACTCCTTTAATTGTGAAAGGGGTATTGATAGAATGATCCTTGTACCATTCTGTTCTTGTACCAAAATTGATGTAGTCTCCTAATCCTTTATAGTGCCAAAAATCGTGATGTAATACGATTTCGTGATAATAATCAAGAGGTGTCGTAGGGAACGTAAACGAAGTATCGCCCGTGAGTTCTTTGGTAGCCGTGTTGAGCACCATATTGAGTACTGGGCGTTCATTAGGTTTAGGTTTTGGGGTAGCTTTATCGGTACGGCGCAACGTAATTACTACCTCTTTACGCTCGGTAGGTAGGTCTATCTCGTTTACTTTACCGCTCTTCTCTTCAGTGGCAATTACCCCTAAGGTTACTTTCACTTTTACATCGCCTTTTTCAGGTAACTTACTGAAATTGTTGTAACGCAACTGCAGGTTATGTTGCAGTCCGATAAGGTTTTCTAAGTCCTCCCCTGTAGGGGCAATGAGTTCTACATATTCATTGGCAGCAATACGTGCATAATAACGAAACCCCTTGTACTTCTTGTATACAGTGAGCAATCCCAATTCAGGATAATGCACCGTAAGGTTTTCGGTAGAAGGTATAGGCTGAGAGGAGTGCCACTCTTTAAGGATAGTAGCAGGTGAGATATTCCAATCAGCGATAGGTTTTTCTACTTCATAGCACACTTCTATCCATTCATATCCTCCTTGAGAGGTAGGTTTTCCTGCTTGGGAACTTCGGCATATTTTTTCAATATAGGTTCTAATAGGCATAGCATTTGTATTTTATGAGGTTTTTGTATAGGGCGGTTTGTATCGGTTCGTTAGGTCTCCAAAACTCAATGGCAATGAAAGGAGTAAAAAGTATTACCCGCTCGGGGCGCACTTCTATTCTATCATTAGGAAATAGCAAAGGCAGCTGGTGTTCTAAGTAGCGGTGCACTTGCCAACTCTCTACTATGAAATCTATATCCTTAGCGAGGTAGTTCTCGGAATATACTCCTTGCATTACCTTAGCTACCGAACCACACACTACGGGTAGTTGCTCGGTAGTGAAGACTTCTAACACGGCACTGTAAATAGTATCGAGATAGGTGTTGATACGTGTGTCGTCGAAAATATTGAGACTTGTAAAAGCGGTGTACATTAGATTGTAATTGTGGTGATCTCTACTTGGTAATGCTCTTTGTCAAGCACGGATTTATTAAGGCTCTTGATAAGCATACGTTGGTTATAGGCAAGAATAGTGTCGCGCAAGGCGATGTGACGGAATTGGTTTTTGTTACATACAAAGCTCCACGTGTATTCAGCGGCGGCAATTCGCATCTTATACCAATCTTTCCAATACTCAGCTACTAATGGAGGCGTAAGGGTTTTGCGGAAACCTGCATTGTTTTGTCCGTTGTGCAAGCCGTCGTACCATATCATTCCAATAGTTTGTTCTCCACTCTTGCGCGCTATAGCTGTATAAATCCCCTCATACATTATACGTGGCAAACAGTAGCCTCCTATCTGTATTTCGGTAAAATTGGTGAGTTGGGTAGCTTCTTGAGCATTGAGTACCTGGTAACTATCAGCGGTTACCTGCACGACGGGCAACTGATAGGCTTTATCGTCCATTTCGGGGAATTTGATGAGGTACGACTGCTTCGTAAGAAATGTTTTTTTAGTTTCGCGTACTTCCCAAGGGCGGAAATCTTTAGCTTGTGTACGTTCTTCTAAGCGAATACGGTTCATATACAACTTGTGTCCCCTGATAAACATATCGTAATTCTTCCAATTCTTAATCGTCTTCACCAGTTCGCCAAAAGTAACATCGGGCACGGCGCGTTTGAGGTCTACTATATTAGGGTTGATTACCTGCTCTATCACATTGCCGTCTTCGCTGTGTTGGGCTACGATATTGAGGTTCATAGAGAGTTGAGGCTGCGGAGTACCTTCTATCTCTAAAACCAATGTTTGTCCTGTTGTATCGATAGTGAGCACCTGGGTAAAACTGAGCGTTTCAGGTTTTTCAAAGCTAAATTCACGGATGATTACGTTGTCGAGTTTTAAACGAATGTTCACCTGCCCGCTTATCGGTTGGTTATCACAAACTAACCGCCACGTTCCTGCTGTAGCAAATTCGTAGGTAGGCTCTACGGCTGTGAGGGTGTGTTCTTGTTGAGCTGTAGTGAGGTAGTAAGGCGTATTGCTGTACAACACCTGCTGATTGAAGTCTTCATCGGTGAGGATGTCGCCAGCCAGTTCATAGCCTGCATCGGCAAACCCCGTTTTGAGTACGTAGAGCAGGTAAGGCATAGGGTGCATAATGTTGTAATTCCTATTAGCCTCGTTGCGAATAAACCCTTCTGAACCATAATTATTGATAAACTGAAAGAATAACTCCCACCCTTTCTGACTTTTATCTTTAGGGTATACCACTTTAGGAAAGTTATAATCCACTTCGGGGTACTTTTTAACGACTATCTCGTTGGCGTGAGCGTATATATCGGGTACGCGCTTACGCAAAAGCGGAAGGTCGCATAGCTTCTTCTCAAAGTTAGGCAACTGCTCAAAACCTGAATCTATTTGTGCCGACACTAAGTTACCTTCTACCGATAGTATTTCGAGCGTACCTTTACGCACGCGACCATCCAACACGTGATAACCATCGTACTTCTTCTTGAGTTTGGTGGCGTTGAGGGCGGTATAATTACCCATACGCAAGCGCAAATCAGCATTCATTTGGAACTCGAAAGGCAATGAATACTGAGTGAAGAAAGTGTCCTTAAATCGCGGGTTCTCCTCTTGATAAGAGATAGCAATGCGCGAAAGGTCTAACACGAATTGAGAGGTAATGAAATAATCGGTCATATTTTTTTATATAAGAGGTAAAAGGCAAGAGGTAAGAGCAATAACAATAACCACCAATAATTGAAAGAAATGCGCTGTACTTGTTTATGTTTAGTACTCGTAAAAGAAAAGGTTTTGGAGGTAACACTCGTTGTATTACTACTCACTTTAAATTCATCACTTTTCACAACACTGAGCGTACCCCCTTTGAGGGTAATCCGCTCTACCACTTTACCACCTACCTCGTGAGTGTATTCTAAGGGCGTATCGGGTCCTACAGTGCTCAACTGATAAGTGAGTAGTGAATGCTGTAATGTAGCAAACTCTGAACCCACCGTAGCGAGTTCAGAGGTTTGCGTAGCAACTTTCTCGGCAACCACTTTTTTAGTGTTGCACGAGATAAATAACATAAAAAGCAATATATAAGTAACACATTTCATTAGCTATTCTTTTCTATGGTTTTGATCACATCTTTCAAGATTTTCGCATAATTAGTAGCGGTAGCATAGCCCGCCTTTGCTACTTCATCAGCGAACTTGTATGGGTCATTTCTTACCAACAAGGCTTTAGCATATCGCTTGTTGATAAAGAAGAATTGCGAGTGATCACTAAACCCTTCTTCGGGTGTGATGTATTTCATAAACCAATCTTTTACTCTGTAGAGATACTTACCGTTAGAAAGCTTGGTAATACTCAACACTTCAGGGAATTTATTAGAGTTGGGAACTGCTAACTCCTCTTTAGTAACCCATAGTTGCTTATTAGGCAGTGGCGTAGTTGCTTTAGCTTTGATACCAAAGAAATTATAACCTTCTGCACGTTCACCCCAACGGCTTTCTAAGGCAGCTTGCGCCAAGGTGAAGAGGTGAGAGATACCCGTTTTCTTTTCGCTTTCCAAAGCAAAAGGCTTATACTTTTTTACAAAATCTTTTGGTGTCATTGTTGTTCGTTATTATAGGTTTGAGATGTTTCGGACTGTTCAGCTTGTTCAGATTTTTCATTCATATAATTAGAGATGGTTTTAGCGACTTCCTCTAAGTTCTCACGATTGATAAACACTTGCTGAACGACTTGTCCCGCTCGGTCTAAACGCACTTTGTCTTCGGCTTTTTCGCGTATCGATTTGATTTCTATCAAACATAGTACTATTGCCATAAAGAAAGTGATAAAAGGAAATAGCCACAATGAGGTTTGGTAATAGATTTCTAAGTACCAAGAGAGCAAGCCATACATACTATCCACAATAGTACAAGCTATAAGAATGTTGTAGTATTGTGCCATTTTGCTAATGGTACGTCTATAGCCGTAGGAAGTTCGTGTTTCGCCGATACGTTTAGCCTTGCGAACACCACTCCAAAGGTCGGCGAATATCATAAGGAGTACGAGAATGTAGATACCGAGTAGTATCCATAGAATTACAAAGATTTTTTCCATTGATTTGTTATCGTTTAATTATTTTTAAAGTGATTAAATCGTTTGTTTGGTATGTATTAGAGGTTGATACTGATGTTTCAACAGTAAAGGGGTAATTATTTGTGTTTTGCTTATCGTATCTAATTACATCTTTATCCTCAAAAAGCCATTTTGTTTGTTCTAAATACTCATAGAAATAAGGGCAATTCTTAAAAACAAAATCTGAAGTATAATCTCTATTTATTTCTCCTAACACTTTAAAAGTAAGTTCAATTTCTTTTGTCACCCCCTTTTCTAAGATAGCCTCTATTGTTTGTATATTAGAACGCACCGTTTCTTCGTTTCCATCTCCTTTGTAAACCCAAGCAGAGTAACGTATATTACCCATAATATTAGCACTCAACTCATTGTATAGAGTTCTCATATCTATTGGTTTTTTATTTTGTGACCCCCATTGTAAAAATTGAATTGCATTCATAGCTTCTGAATATATTTAATGAGTGGATACGGGGTGAGGCTCGCAACAATATCCCACCAGTCGATGAAGGTACGCTTGATAAATTTGTCGTACAACTCTTTGGCGAGCCCAACCAACAGCACAACGCCGATAGCCATCGCTAAGGCTATCCATAGTGAGTAGAATAGGTAAGCGGTTATAAAGGCTACAACAAATATTGTGTTACCTACCATAGAATGGAGCAGTTTGTCACTGCCTTTAAGATTTTGAATGATTTTATTTTTCATAGTTTTAAACATTTCGTATATCTATAAATATTGTATTGTTGGCAGCACTATAATCCACTATTGCGGTACTACCTTTTTTACCATTTAACACTTTGTCACCAGTATAAATAGGTTCAATTGAACCTGAAAACTTAATTTCTCCACCATCAAAAACTTTTCTTATTGCAACCGTTGTCAATAAAGGCATAGTGTTATAATTTACAATACAACTATTATTGATGTGCAGTGTTTTACCAACAATGTTAGGAGTTATATCAAACGTAGAAGCTGTTACATTAATAGTTCTTTCTTGACTTCTATCTTCTAATTTAAACCATTCTTTGTATGTTCCTCCAATAACTTGTTTAATCCACAATTGTTTATCTTCAGTGTCAATGTTTTTTGCAATAATAAACCCCCAATTTTTATCTGAATGAGTAAAACCTACCATTTCGTAAAAATGAGACGATGGAGCATTTAAGATATTACTTCCAGAACCAAAGTGAATAGAACCATTTTTATCTAAAAATGTATGGACATCGTTAATTGTTTTATATTGCGGAATTTTACTTTCAATATCTTCAGGTGCAGGCGTCCAGTCGGTTGCAATGTTTCCTCTTTCAAGTTTAACATTTCGTGTCCAGAGTTTAGAGGTTACATTACCTGTATCACTACCATTGTTATCAATACGTATAGAACCTTTTGGACTTAAATTGGGATTAGTAGTAAACGTAAATGTCTCTCTTTTCCATTCACCATTAGTATTTGGAATGTTTTTATTATGTGTTTGACTAATATTTTCGTTTATAAAAAACAAATCAATACTTCTAACATTTTCACTTTTGTATTCCAAAGACAATGTATAAGTTGTATTTTCTTCCAAAGTACCTCCTACTATACCATAATAGATATAATCTTCTACCGTACCTTTATACTCTTTATAACGCTCGTTCTTACTATCAGTGATTAGGTTACGTCCGCCAACTTTTGCGTTTTCATTTTTAAGTTCTGAAAGATTTGTAACTCCTCCACCTGCTAAAACTACTTTATCATTACCTTGCCCCCACAATTGTATACCCTTAAATTCGCCTATAACTAAATCATTGAAAGGTTTATTTCCAAAAGCAATGTTGCCATTATCTCTAACGTGAATTGTTGTTTTGTCTTTAATTAACAAATCCCCATTTAAACTAACATCACCAGTTACTGTACCTCCGTTCAAAGGTAAATAATTCAATTCGGGTTTATCTGCAAGGTCATTATAGGAGATAGCATTTTCATCTATTACTTCACTACCTGACATTAGCTTGATCTTCCCATTCTGTACTACTATACTGGTAGGGATGTTACTGACAAAATGGTTAACGGGAATACTGGTAAGTAGGTTATCGCGCTTGTCTCTTAGCTCTAAGTTTTTGTTCACCTTATTATACACTAACTTAGTCCCCTCGTCGTCCAAGAACATTAGGGATATACGCCTTACTACGTTGTTACCTTTCTTGAATTTGAGTTCCGTAGTACTCTCGTCCAGTTCAATATCATAATCTTCGAGAGCATCAAGTTGTTGCTTGTAGGAGTTAGTAAAATCATTAGACGAAAGTCCCTTGCCTTCTACTTTTTGCACCGCACCAAGGATAAGATCCTTTAACGATTTGTCGAGGAGCACTGGGCGGTTTTGATTGAAGGTAAGGCGGGTAAGGGCTTCTTGGGCAGCGGTGGGATT